TCCATATGTTCTTTCTGAGTACCATGAGCAGATCTTAACTCAATATAATGCACCCATGATCTCACTGAACCAGTCATATAAAGTCTTGTAGGAGTAGCAAGAGGAAGCACAAATCTTGCACATTCTTTTGCAACACCATTTTTTAACATATCCTTATACAACCACATCGCCTGCTCAAAATGCTTTTTAATTCCTATTTCATAATCACATCTAAGTTTAGCATCCAAATCATTTGTAGAATTTTGACGATTTTTTGTGTCCTGTCTTCTTAATTCAGGAACAGGTATAATTTCATCTAACAAACTACTATCAGCATACCTCTGAGAAAATTCTTGATAAGTAAAAGAACGATGACGTAAAATTTGTGCAGCAAGTCCTCTAGTAGTATTAATCTCCACTGTCATATGTGCCTGCTCAAATACAGACCAATGACCATGATTAATACAGTATTTTAAAAGACCTGAAAACTTCTCATTATCCTGATTTTTAGGATTAGATACTCTGGCAACATATGCCATATGCTTTTCAGCATCAGGAGTAACACTTACTAATTTAATTTCTGAATTCATAATCAATCTGGATACCCATCATCATCGTCAAAACTCTCATCATATTCAGCAATTTGTGGAGAAAATGCTTTTGAATTACGATAAGAATCAATATCCGAATATACCTCAGACTCTAATGCATTTACTAGAGACTTAAGATTTTTAACAATTAATTTAAGTCTTTCTTTTTCCATAAAATTTCTCTTTCCCCTATGTATTATACTATAAAAAAGACCCTCCTGTCAAGGAGAGTCTCTAAAATATATAAGTAAGTAACTATTTTATACACATACAGTTTTAACTTCTGTATGCTTAACACCTCTGTAAGATTGTACAAAGGTTTTAGTTTCACACTTTTTCTGATTAGGGCGATTTTCTGTATCGTACTTAATACCACGATAAGTAACTTGTGCCATTGGTTTACTCCTAAAGTAATTGGATTTTTAGGTCCGTTCCTTCTGTCGGCAATGCGTCCTATTCTTCAAAACACTTTGGATTAGTTTGTTCCATCATTGTAAGTTTAATGTCAATTTGTTCGGCTGGAGACATAACTTTAGATTTCTCTAAATTATTAACAAGCCAATCATAATCCTTACAAGAAAGAAGATACTCTGTTGCAGATACTGAAGTAACTGCACTCATAATCAATAATGGCAAAATGAATAAAAACATAGGATGAACGATCCGTTCCTCGTCGGCTTACTTGCGACCCTTAATGGGTTGAACGTATGCGCATTTTAACACATATATTAATATATAGTCAAATAAAAATGTAATATATGATGCAATTTTATTTTTTATAAATCTTTTTACCCTTAACTATTCTTCCACTCCCCTTTGCATCCCAAAATTTAATTCCATATAATTTTCTATCCCGTAAAAGAAAAGCAGAACGATCTTTAAATGCTTTAATTTTTTCTCTTTCCTCAATTCTTTTTTCTATTTCGTCTTCAAGTTCAAAATATTTCATCATTTAATAAAACTCTCCAAAATAAATTCTGCTTGTTCATCATTTTTAATCAACTCATTATACCATATCATATCCTCCAAAGATACTTCCCGATAAAGTCTAATTCTACAAACAATTCCAGTAAGTCTCAATCGACAATCTCTACTTAACATATTTTTTTAGACTTATTTATAAGTATTCTCTTTTTTTTCAAATTCATAGACAAAATCACTTCCCCATACTACTTTACCATCTTTCCATCCCTGATCTTTACTTTTGTATGATTTACCATCAAATTCTACCATACTCTTTACCGTTCCACCATTAACTATACAATTACGAGTAGAAACTATACCAGTATAATAATCTTCAACAGCAAAAAATAACATATCACAACATGAATTATGATCTTTCCATTCAGGAGACCAATTCTCAACTACAATAGTGTCATTTTTAATATTAACACGATGCCAACGATTTCTATAAGGATTATCTTTTCCTTCAGATTCATACCATTGTTTTGAAATTAATTCATTTTCACCAATACGTTCCCAATAAAGATGACAATNAGAATATTTTATAGGATTTTTGGAAGATTGTTTCCAATTATCATATAAACCTTCTAAAGTATTACAAAACTTTTCTATCACTACAATCTTGCCCAAATAAAATCTAAATTTGATCTGTCTTTATCAGTATTAAAACATTCCAATAACTCAGAATCATTCAAATATTCTCTTACTTTAACATTTTCTTTAATATTATCAATAAAACTACCACCATCAACATTCCATGCCGAATGAGCACACTCTTGCACAATCTTATAAGCATCTTCTCTAATCATTCCTTTCTTAACAAGATCTAATAAAACTTTCTGACTAAAAACAACATATCCATATACATTCATATTACGATTCATATTATGTGGATATACATTAAGATCTTTAATCACTTCAAACATTTCTCTTAACATAAAATGAAGTGTAATTGAACAGTCAGGAAACATCATTCTTTCAATAGAACTATGACTAATATCACGTTCATGCCATAATGTTACATTTTCAAGTGCTCCTACAACATAACTACGCAATACTCTTGATAATCCACTAATTCTTTCACTTCTAATTGGATTTCTTTTATGTGGCATAGCAGAACTCCCCTTCTGCCCTTTAGAAAAACCTTCTTCAACTTCAAGTACATCAGACCTCTGAAGATTACGAATCTCAGTAGCAAACCTATCCAATGAAGAACCAATCAATGCAAGTGTTTGAATATAATCAGCATGCCGATCACGAGAAATAATTTGTGTGCTAACAACATCAGGAGTAAGACCTAATATATCACATGCAATTCTCTCAACCTCTGGATCAGTATTGGCATATGTTCCCATAGCACCACTAATTTGACCTACGGAAATTTCTTTTTCTAATCTTTGTAATCTATCAGTATTACGATTAGTTTCCGCTAACCATCCTGCTAACTTAAATCCAAACGTAATAGGTTCTCCATGAATAGCATGAGATCTACCAATCATCACAGTATCCTTATGTTCATTCATAAGATCACGAAGAACATTTTGAAGATTAATATTTTCTTTTTTTAAAAGTTCTACAGATGCTTTAAGTTGTAATGATAAAGCAGTATCTAATACATCACTACTAGTCATACCTACATGAATATGACGACCTGCATCTCCCACATATTCATTTACATTAGTTAAAAATGCAATTACATCATGCTTTACTTCTTTTTCAATTTCCAAAATTCTTTCAATATCAAAAGATGCCTTTTTTCTAATTTCAATTATATCCTCTTCTAAAATATTACCTAATTGATAATTAGCTTCACATGCAGCAATTTCTACATCCAACCAACTTTTATATTTGGCATTATCATTCCAAATTTGACCCATTTCGGGTAATGTATATCTATTAATCATTCTACTTTATAAGGACACAACAAAGCATTGCGCAATTCTCTTGCATGTAAATTTTTTTCGCATAATTTATTCAACCAAATTCTTTCATCTAAAGTAACTTGATCACCATCAGTTGTTATCATACGACAACATATATCAATTAATTCAAGTCTGTATTTTGTGCTTAACATCTGCAATAGCCTCAGGTAAAATTTCATGTTCTCTTTGTTGAATAACTTTAGTCAATGATTTAAGAGTATCATGAGGAAAAATATGAACTCTTGATTGACGTATTATAGCACCAGAGTCAAGTTCTTCTGTCACATAATGAACTGTACATCCAGTTACTGTATCACCACTCTTTAATGCTTGTTCAACAGCATGCAATCCTTTATATTTTGGAAGTAATGATGGATGTATATTAATAATTCTATCTGGAAATGCCTTAATAAGTTTAGAAGAAATAATCCTCATCCATCCTGCAAGAACAATAAGATCAACCTTCCATGCTTTCATTACATCAATTATTAATCCCTCATTTTTACTTTTAATATAAGTATGAAGTATTCCTAATTTATCTGCTCTTTTCGCTGCACCACACTTCTCTTTATTGTGGACCATAACCACAACTTCATCCTCTCTACAAGTTCTTACTATGTTCTCAAAGTTTGTTCCATTACCAGAACACATTACTCCTATTTTCATAATTTTATTAAACGATTAGGAAACATTTTAGGAAGATCTAACCTTTCTTGAATAAGACGTTCAACCTNTTTCTTATCCATTCCAGCAAGATTTCTACAATTATCCAAACAAATTAAAAGACATTCTTCATCAGTCCAAGGCACTTGCTTCTGAAATTTCTTATCATCACCCTCTGGATAATAAAATTGAATCTTCAGACCAATCTCCTTCATACTCATTTTAAATAATTCCCATGACTATCAAGAAGTTTAACTTGATGGAGATTAGAATTTTTTTGATTTTTTTTAATTTTCTTATATTCCTTAATAATTTTATCTATTTCAATATTAGATAGATTAACTTTTAAATTATCAGTATCAGTATTATCAACAAATTTCAAATCATCTTTATTATTTTCTTGAGTATCTACATACTCGTTTATAACATTTTGAATTTCATCACGAATAATTGAATCTATTTGATTTTTTATTTTTTTATCTTTCATTTTCTCTTTTTTTCTTTTTCTTTTTTTGGTTTATTGCCCCATAATATTGGACTAATTCTACCATTTCCATATTTGATACTCTTCAAACCACTCTTAAATTTATCCCAATACATATCAAAAATATTAGATTCTTTTTGACTGCGAGTAAGATCATAACGTACCTTATTATCAATAATATATGTTACAATTTGTGNATCATTTGGACAATTTTTTGTGCTAACTTGATTCCAAGTTCCATTTTCAAATATAATTTCACATCCATATCTTTCTTTAGATAATTCTTTTTCCTCTGATGTCCAAGATTTTACATCACTTTTTTCTTTTTTTGTTTGTTCCTGTTCAGGAACTACTGCAGAATCACTCATAATTTAAACCCATCACGCCATTGAATTTCTGGATATGCTTTTGAAATAACTTTTCTATCGATTTTATATTTTGTTTGAAGTTTTTTATCTTTGCATAAAAGTAAAATTTCTGCCTCAAGTGGATGAAGTCCTGATGCAATATTAATAAACATTGTTTCTCTACGAAGACCACTCAATGCATCATTTCCACCTTTAACAAAATTATAAAATTTTACATACTCTTTACGAATTGAAGTATGACCTTGATCCTGAGATCCTAATGATTTACTACCAAGTTCTTCCATTTTTTTAACAGCATCTTCAACTCTTTGTCCGAGTGTTAAACTAAAAGATCCTTGTTCATCAGTACCAGCATAAGGAACATCACCTTCTGGTAAACAAGATTTTATTTTTGGATCATAATTCCAAACAAAAAGTGAAACTAAAGATGGATGCTTATATTTTTTAAGAACTTCTACTTTTCTTGCAATTGTTCTTTGTTTTGTTACTAATTCAAGAACTTCAAAAATAAATGGATTTACTGCAAGTTCTGGAATAGGTGTAATTTTTTTAGTCGTCATTTTCTTCAATTTGATTGTCCTCACTATAATTTTCAAAATTAAATGCAATTACTTCATCAGTAATTAAATTTCCTTGATTATCAAACATTTCGGGATGTGGTATAGGAACTTCCCTATAATTCATCATATATTGCCTTGCAGTCCAACCAATAAGTGTTCCCAATATAAAAAACATAATCATCAATAATGAACCAAAAACTAAACTAGTTGCTAACATTATTCTTTCTACAGGGAACTATTATTTTTTTTATTTCTTATATGAAAAGAAAATTCAAAATAAATATCTACTTCTTTATTTAAAAAGTAAATCATCTTTTCAAAAAAAATATGAAATAATTTTGGTTGCTTCTTTTTACCTCCACTAAGCATCAATTCAATCCCACGATTGACTTCATGGGATTTACGTTTATTTATAGGACTCTCAGATAACTTTTTGTTCTCTNAGAAATTTGATTGTGTCAACACATCCTCCTAAATTTTTTTCATCACAAATAACTTGCGGGAAAGTAGATCCTTCACCAAATTTTTCATAAAATAGTTGTTTAGTAAAATCNTTATCCAATAGATAAACCATATGTTTTTGTCCCGTTAACTCTAACACATTTTTAACTTTTGTGCAATATGGACATCCATTTTTTGAATAAACTATAAAATTCATTTAATCCTCC